AATGCTTCTAACTCTTGATATAGAGCATCGTCTTTCTCAACACCTTCAGGGGTAGCGTAACCGTCTTTAGGTGCGCCTTTAAATCCACCAAACCGTTTGGATAGTTCAGCATATCCTTTAGCTTGTTCGGCAACAGATTTATATTTCTCAGTGTTCAACCACTCAGGGGTATCGCCTGTACCTTTGATGCCATCGGTAAGAAAATACTCTCCTGCTTCTAAACTAGGTTGTGCTTGATCTAGCAGGGTATCGCGTTCTGGTTGTGCTTCTGGTGCGGCCTGTTCATCTAACATAATGTAGTCCTATAATATTTCAGCTTGCTTCATTTGATTGATTAAAAACTTAATTACTCCAGCTTCCCCATTATGGTATGCGGCCTCATAATTAATGTTTCCTGATCCAAAGGAAGTGTCGTTATCGTAGACAAATCGCTTAGTCAGGTCAGACAAGATACGCTGACCGTCCTCAGTTGTAAAGGCTCTGTGATAAGACTTAGCCAAATCAGAAGCATTTTGTAAGCGTATTTCTGCTTGTTTCTTAGCAAGAGCAGGGTCGGCAGATTGGTTAATTTCTGACCAACTCATTGAACTTGCATCGGAGCTTGTGAAGTCGCTAGACCTTGTTGTGCCGCTTCAGCACCAGCCTGAATGATCTGTGCTTTCTCTGTTGGAGTGCGTACTAACTCAGCAGGCATACCAGTTTTCCCAGCTACCCATGTACCAAAGTCTTCTAGCTTGAAACCAATTTTAGCTTGATCAGGGCCAGCATTCTGCAATACAAACTGAACAGCTTGTTGGACATTGATAATATCCTCACCATCCTGTGCTTTTGCCAAAGGTGATAAGAATTTAATCTCAATATCGCGACCATCTAGCTGGATAGGCTGAAGTAATCCACGACGAGTCAAGATGTGAACAACACGCTTTAGGATAGGCACTAATACTTCTGTCTGTAGTCTTCCAAAGGCTGAACCAATACGCTTGGCTAGTTCTCTTGAGTCAATAGCAATCTCAGTAGCAGAGCGAACAGGGCCAGTAGGATCACGCAAATCATTAAACAAAGCACGTTTGATAGAGTTTTGTAGCTCATTCATCTCAAATTGCGCTAGTTGCAAGTTAGTACCAGTGTCCAACCGCTGAATAGAAGGGTTAGACGAGTTATTAGAACCTACTGGAATAACAACTCCGGGACTTATAACAATATTGTAGGGGTTAGTTACACCATCATCCGTAGCAGTGTACATACCTGATAGGTCAATAGCGGCTTTCTGTAGGACAAACTCTTTTACTTTATTGAGAGATCGGACATCAGGAAGGGCTTGGATAGCAGGGCCACGACCACGAATCTCTCCAGCTACCTTAGAATAACGACCAGTAACCCACGGACTTGATTTACCAAAGTCTTCTTGCCAGCTAATTCTGTCTTCTGCTGTAACCCATACACAACCGTAGTAAGTCCTAGAGGAAGGAATGTAAACAACACCCTCACTAATCTCTACGTCAGCATCAGGCTGATTTTCTATAAGGTTCTTAACATTGTTAGACGCTTTAAATCCTTTCCACATGCGCTTTAAGTTACGCGCCTTAACAGTGAATCTGCGCCAATGAGTCTCAATAGAACCATGCGGCCCCTCTTCAAAGGCAATACCTTTCTGCGGAATAGCATTAAAGATGATGGGCATATCATCGCTTTCGTCTTCATCAATTCTTAACGTGCCTGTACCAATCAAAAGGTCTAGTGCGTGTTCAAAGAACTGTGTGCCAAAGTTAGATCGGTTAATGTAATCAAAAACAATAACTGCTTGTTGTTCTAGGTTAGCTCTAATCTCTTCTTCTGATACATCATACTCACCAGAGTTTAACAAATTTACGACACTGGTAGAGGGAGTAAAGGTTGCCCAGCTTCCCCAGATAGGAGCAATGTTTTCTTGAAGTTTACTTGCACCCTGCTGGATAGCTTCAATAGCCGTAGAGTCAAATATCCTATCCATCTTTCTTTGACCTGTTGAGAAATCATCAAACAGGTTTCGGTTAGGCAGGAAGTATTCATAAGCATCATCAAGAAGATCGTGCCATAAAGCCATCTTTTGAAATGCTTTCTGTTCTCTTGTTTTTAAATCGTGTAACGAACCTAACTCTTTAGGTAATTTCATACTTTACTAACCTTTACTACTCCAGCCCCAGAACCAAAACGGCTACTAACACCACCACCACTGGCACCACTGAGAAATGAGTTATTTGCAGAAGCTCTACCAGTACCACCAGCACCATAACCGCCACCACGCCTTGTTGGACTAGAGCCAGATGTAGAACTTTTAGCTTTAGCTAACAATGACTTAGACCCTAGCTTTCCTCTAGCCGCCGCCTTTAATCTCTTTTCCATCTCTTCTGTCTCTTCATCAAGCATACGAGACTGACGCGCTACACCAGCTAGTTCTTGTGCTGTTGGCTCAGGGGCTTTAGGTCGTTTTAGAAATCCCATTATTGTTTCCTCAGATGTTTTAATAATTGATATGGAGTTAAAATAAAAGGATTATTGATTCCTAATATCTGCTTAGTATGGCCTACACAAGTATTCAGCATAAATAACGAACGCTTACATTGTTTAGGTATATAGCTTTTTATCGTATATATGCCCTCGATTATACTCTTTTCGTCTTTAACCGTAAACAAATCAAAGCCTTTTGCGTTTTTTCCGTACACAATGAAGTCATTTCCTGTTGGTTTTATCAAATAACAGTGCCGAACTTCCTTTTTTAAGAAAAACGACCACCATCTATCTTCATCATCTTCAAAGACAACATATACCTTAGAAGTTATTTCAGAAGACATTTACTTTTATCTTCGCTGTGTGAGTCTTAGAAAATCCACCAGCACGACTTAAAGCGGAACGACCTTCACCTTCACCTTGTAAAGCGTACTCAAGAGCTTCTACTGGGTGGGAATATTCGTTTTTATCTGGTTCATCAGTGTATCTTTCGCCTGTAGTCTGGACACGACGATAACAGAACCCACCTTGCAAGCCCTTACGGATCATAGACGCTTTAGGCAGGACAATGAATCGAGGCTTACCATCCATGCACATCTCTTTCATAGGGACTTCTAGGGCGGCTCTACGCTTCATAGGGTCGTTAGAGTTTGTAGGATTACAGGGAATACCAGCGGCTCTCATAATCTGGAAAGGTGTTTCAGAGTTAGACTGGTTCTTATTATTGCCAGAGGGATCACCCCAGCCTTTAAAGTTGTGATGAGGATAGGTCTGTTCAATGTATCTCTTCAGGGTAGGCGCAAAGTCCACAGCACCAGAGTCTGTTAACACGATCTCGTCAAAACATACCCAACGGCCAATCGAGGTACGTTGCAGAAAGGCACACGCAGGGGTACGTCCAAAGTCAAAGCCCAAAACAATAGGAGTATCTTTATCAGGCTTAAATTCCAAGTGTTGACAGTGTACTGAATCAGTATACATAGGATGGACAGGTTTACCGTTAGACACAAAGCCATATTCGTTAGCAAGGTTTACCTTAATCCAATCATCGGTTTTCCCCTGTAAGCCCCTGCGATAATATCCTTCAGGAAGGTTAACAAGGTTTTCAGCTTTTTCATTGACTATCCAATTCTCACCATCTTTGAGGACACCCCCAGCTTGCCGATAGAAAGCCCAGTCTTCAGGACGCTCTATCTCTGCTAATTTAAAATACCAATGGTCTTCATCAGGAGCGTTACTATCCCCTATGATGCCATGATGTGTAGGACGCGCACCTTCCTTGTTTGAAGGGTATCTTCCATGACGTAGATCAAGCATATCCAGAACAGCCTTAGCGTGTTCCTTAGTCTCGTTTAACCATACCCATGTAGTCTGGATACCTCGTGCTTTCTTAACGTGTTCAGGGCGATCAAAGGCAATGAAGACAATGTCACACTCAACTCTTGTGCCATCTTCTAGTTTAAAGCGGATAAAGTGGGTAGGAGGCTCTTTGTTACCTTGTTTAAAATCACCTAACTCTCCGTGTATCTCTAGCCAATCCTTAATCGTGGTAGAGAACAGTTCAGAATAAGTGTTACGAGCCGCGATGATACGAGAGAGTCGGACACCATAGTTCTTATGATCCTTATCCTTAACAGGGGCTTGTTCACACATAAGATCAAATAATTTTAGAATACATTGAACAGTCTTACCCGACCCCAATGGCCCCATGATAAAAGAGTTCCTAGCACGACAGTCGTTAAAGTCCTGAAGAACTTGGCCTTGAGCCATTAAGTTATATTCTATCTGCATTTAATTTCCCGACTTAATTACCTGACTTTATATAACTCTTGCCTTTGTATGACCAATCAATCTCATCATAGTTAGACTTAAAGGACTCTCGACTACTCGCTGTAGACTTTCTAGCATGACTACCCTTACCACCATTAAACTCAGGAAAATGTCTACTCTGAGTCGCTTTGTCTAGTTTATGAATCATATTCTTACTTTTACTAGCCATTCTATTACCTGTGAGCATTAGTTACGCCAGAGGTAACCCCAATAGTTACTTCAGAGATAACTCCAATAGTTACGCCAGAGGTAACCATTAATAAACAAACCATATAAACAAACCAAATAAACAAACCACATATGGGCGAGAGTGATTTATTACCAACTCCCACAGACACAATCCTCTTCCAAACAAATACATTCTAAATTCATCTTTTCGTTTAACAAATATAAAACTTCGTTCATCGAATAAGAATCTTTATCAATCAACGCTATACAAAACGCTTCAATTAACTCGTAGTCTGTATCGCTTACTATCTCATCTGTGTTTAAACTAATCATTTCCTAATCATCCCCCAACCAATCTTTGATTACAAGAGTTTTCGCTAATTCTAAGTAAAACAGCTCTCTTTCACTTGTAAGCGTACTTCCTACC